AAATGAAGACACCAGCATGGCAGCGCAAAGAGGGTCAAGCCAAGACGGGCGGCTTGAACGCAAAGGGTAGATCGTCCTATAATGCTGCTACCGGCGGCAGTCTAAAAGCGCCGGTCAAAAGTGGCGACAACCCTCGACGGGCCTCCTTCTTAGCGCGAATGGGCAATATGCCTGGGCCTGAGTACAAGGACGGCGAACCGACTCGCTTGCTTCTGTCCTTGAAAGCCTGGGGCGCATCGTCCAAAGCGGATGCCGTAGCTAAAGCTAAAGCGATCTCAGCGAGGAACAAGAAGTGAGAGCCTTATCGGTTGGAGTTAGTCCTACAGCGGCAGTTGATACGACAGTCTATACCTGTCCAACGGGCTATTACGCCAAGTTCACCGTGATGTACATCCACAACACAGGCGTGGCAACCAAGCACATAACTGTTCAATGGTTTGACGCAAGTGCCAGTACAACTCTTGACATATTAACTAGCTACACCTTTACATCAAAAGAATATTTGCAGTTTGATGGCAATGCCTATATCGTTTTGGAAGAAGGCGATAAACTCAAAATAACGACTGAATCGGGCAGTTCTTTTAGTTTTATAGCAACCTTTGAAGAAGTGGGGCTGACAAGAACATGACCTATCTACAACTGATTAACGATGTGTTGGTTCGCTTGCGCGAGACGCAAGTATCGACCAATGCGGAAACCACTTACTCGGCGCTCATTGGCAAGTTTGTCAACGATGCCAAACGCCAAATTGAAGATGCTTTTAGCTGGAACGCGCTAGGTCAAACGATCACTCTGAGCACCACTTCAGCGGCGTACATTTACTCGCTCACTGGCGCTGGGCAGAAGTTTCAAGTGCAGGATGTGCTCAACGTCACCAACCTGACCCAGATGCAAAACATCTCGTTTGTCGAGATGAATCGCTACCAGAATTTGTCTGCTCCGGTGACAGGTCAACCGGCCTACTACAGTTTTGACGGTGTGGATGCAAGTGGCGACACCAAGGTGGTTCTGTTTCCCCGACCCGATGGCGTGTACTCAATCCCGTTTTCGTTAACGATTCCACAAGCTACGCTGTCGTCGGACGCCACTTCTGTGCTGGTGCCTGATGTTCTGGTGGTGCAAAACGCATATGCTCGGGCGCTAGTTGAGCGCGGCGAAGACGGTGGGTTGTCCTCGTCTGAAGCCTATCAGTTATACCGCTCGATGCTGGCAGATTACATTGCGCTAGAGGGCACGCGCTATCCAGAAAATCAAGAGTTTTTTGCGATATGAGCGAACCCCTCTCCACCTACAGCATTTCGGCCCCCGGTTTCTACGGGCTGAACACTCAAGACTCGCCTCTTGATTTGAATGCTGGTTTTGCGCTGGTGGCGACCAACTGCATCATCGATCAGTTTGGTCGCGTCGGCTCGCGCAAAGGGTTTAGCCGCGTCAACAGCACTTCTGGCAACCTGGGCGCTAACAACGTCGGGGTGATCCATGAACTGGTGCAAACGGATGGCACACTAACAATTTTATTTTCTGGCAACAACAAGCTGTTTAAGCTCGACGGCTCCAATGCTGTTTCCGAATTGACCTACGGGGGAGGGGGTACAACCCCAACGATTACAGCTAACAACTGGTCATGTGCTTCGTTGAGCGGCATCACCTTTTTCTTTCAGACTGGCCACGATCCGCTGATCTTTGATCCTGCGGTGAGCACCACGACCTATCGCCGTGTGAGCGAGAAGTCTGGTTATGTTGGCACCGTACCAAGCGGCGACATTGTGATTGCTGCGTTTGGTCGCCTGTGGGTGGCGAATACATCTACGATAAAAAACACGGTGTACTTCTCTGACCTGCTGGCCGGTCACGTTTGGTCTACCGGCACATCGGGTTCGCTCAACGTAGACCGGGTCTGGCCCAACGGCGCAGATGAGGTGCAAGGTCTTGCAGCGCACAACGGATTCCTGATCATCTTTGGCAAGCGCCAGATTCTGGTCTACGCTAATGCCACTACACCATCGACTATGTCGCTCGGTGACACGGTTGGCGGGATTGGTTGCATTGCGCGTGACTCAATTCAAAACACCGGCAAGGATGTGCTGTTCCTGTCTAACTCGGGCCTGCGCTCTTTTGCTAGGACGATTATCGAGAAGTCAGCGCCGCTGGGTGACTTGTCGAAAAACGTGCGAAACGATTTGATGAACATCGTGAGCGGCGAGACGCTTGCCAACATCAAGTCTGTTTATTCTGAAAAAGAAGCCTTCTATCTTTTGACGTTGCCAATCGTCAAAGAGGTCTATTGCTTTGACACTCGCGTCTCGTTGCAAGATGGCGCATTCAGGGTAACTGTTTGGGACTCCATTGAACCAACTGCGCTACTGTCACGACGCAACGGTGATCTGCTGCTTGGCAAGAACGGCTTTGTTTGCAAGTACAGCAATTTTCAAGACCACACATCCTCCTATCGGATGCAGTACTACACGAACCACGCTGATTTGGGCGATCAGAACGTCACCTCAATTTTGAAGCGCCTGAAGGTGATCGTTATCGGCGGCTCCAACCAGTACGTCACAGCAAAGTGGGGATTTGATTTTTCGACAAACTACTTGTCGGCCAATATGTTGATCCCGACTCAAAACGAATCTGAGTACGGCATTGCCGAATATGGCGCTAACGGTGTGCCTGTCGCCCAGTATTCTGATGGCATTGCGTTGCAACAATTGCAAACTTCAGCTAGTGGCAACGGGAAAGTGGTGCAAACAGGTTACGAGAGCGACATCAACGGCGCGTCTATGTCGATCCAGAAGATCGAAATTCAGGCTAAGGAAGGGAAATTATCGTGAGCGATTACGTTCAAAGCACAAACTTTGCGACCAAGGATAACCTGTCATCTGGCGATCCGCTCAAGATCGTCAAGGGCACGGAGATCAACACCGAGTTTGCCAATATCGCTATTGCGGTGGCGACAAAGGCTGATCTGGCTTCGCCTACTTTTACAGGCACCGTTACGCTTCCCTCCGGGGCTGTTGGCGTCACGCAATCCTTTGGCGACAACGATACAAGCCTAGCTACTACTGCATTTGTGCAGGCCGCTATGGCGGCGCTGCATCCGGTTGGCTCCATCTACATCAATGCCACCAACAGCACCAACCCCGGCACGCTGCTTGGCTTTGGAACTTGGTCGGCATTTGGCGCAGGGCGCGTGCCGGTTGGATTTAACGCCGCTAATGCGTTGTTTGATACGGCTGAAGAAACGGGTGGTTCTGCGGATGCGACATTGCCGACCCACACGCACACATTCAGCGGAACTACTTCTACTATTGGAAACCACCAACACGAAGAAACCATTGGAACTATTGGTATTTTTGGGACGGGGGCTACTTATACAAAGGGAAATTACAGTGGTACAGGAAGCGGAGCTGTTGATTTAACAAACAATGCTGGCTCTCATGATCACACATATTCTGGAACAACTGCAAGCGCAGGTTCTAGCGGCACCAACGCCAACTACCAGCCGTACATCACGGTTTATATGTGGAAGAGGACTGCGTGAAAAGTAAAGACTGGCTCGTTGAAAACTTTGTTAGGTTTGGCCTTCCTGCGCCAGCCATTGAATGGCTTTTGATGGTATGGGATGCCATACAAGTTTTTGACGATGTTGCTGATGGAGATGAAGTCAAGCGAGAAGACCTGGATATTGTCATTTGGAATTCTCTTGTTGGGATGCATCAGAACGCATTTTGGCAAGCCAATGCAAACAGCCTGCTTCCTGTTATGGCGACAATGGTGTTGAAGTGGCAAGCCTCTGACCAAGCGGAAAGAGATGGGAAAGCAGATGCCAGATCATTTGTCTGGCGAGCCGGATACTACGACGTTGTGTTGATGGCCGTTACTCTCTGCCACTCAGCAAAACAAGCTAAAGACCTTTCGCGCTATGTCATGGAGCTGTATGGCGAGAAGTTTGAAGATTATTTGAAGGAGTTTGGAAATGCCTGATCCAGTAACTGGCGCAATTGTTGGGGGCACCCAACTTGTTGGTGGTTTGATGGGCGGTCGTTCCGCACAAAAAGCCGCAGAAGCACAAGCCGCCGCGCAGCGCGACGCCGCACGAATCTCTGCCGAGGAAGCACGCTTTCGCCCGGTAGGCATCACGACGCGCTTTGGTCAGTCGGCTTTTGACTACGACCCAGAAGGGCGCGTTTCGGGCGCGAGCTACCAACTTGCACCTGAGTTTAGGGGGATGCAAGAGCGCTTGCTAGGTTTGGCGGGCCAGGGACTGACAGAAGCTGAAATGGCCCCCGGCAGGTTTGCCCCGCTGGCAGGCGCAGGCGCGAGCCTCTTCGGCCTGGGGCAAGAGTATCTGGCCGAAACGCCAGAGCAAGTCGCCGCCAAGTACATGGCGAGCCAACAGGCTTTACTGGCCCCTAGCCGTGAGCGGCAATACGCTGGCATTCAGAATCAATTGTTCCAGTCAGGTCGAGGCGGTCTGGCAGTTGGCGGCACCGGGCTGCGTCCTGGTGGCGGTATGGGTCTTAGCGCTGCCAATCCTGAACTGGAGGCGTACTACAACGCTCTAGCCCAGCAGGACGCCGCTCTGGCTGCATCGGCGCAAGAAGCAGGGCAGCGCCAGTTGGCCTTTGGCACGGGCCTCTTTAGCACCGGCGCTCAACTGTACGACCTGTACGGCCGTGGCCAAGTCGGCGCTCTGGCTCCGTATCAGGCGTACTTGGGTGGCGCAACGGGTCTGGAAGACTTGGCCCAGCAACCGCTGAATGTTGGCATCAACATTGGTGCGAGGGGGATGAGTCCTGCTGCGGCGCAAGCACAGTTGACAGGGCTTACAGGCGCTGCTCGCTCGCAAGCCTCGGCAGATGCCTACAATCCGTT